CTTTCATTCACAACGGTACAGTTAACCTGTGATTTCCAATAAATTGGAGGGTGAAACCTATCAGTTATACTCTGAGTGAGTTTAGTCAACATCTTCGATCATAGGATAAGTTGGTCCATTACTAGGTAAGAAATGGTGTATACCAGCATCCATTATCCTGCTGCTCCACTTATTTGCATAAGCAATAGCTCTTTCCTTTAAGGTCTTTGAGATTTTGTCTAAAGTCCCAGCAACGTATCCTCCAGCAACTTGCTTTTGATAAGCAAGAGCTAGTGGACGCTCTGGGTGCTGTCTTCCAAGATTCATGCCTGCATTCGACATATCAATAATGCCTTCGTAATTGATGACAAGATCGATAGCGCAACAAGGCGTTCCATTTGGTCCAGAAATTTGGATTAAGACTGCACCAAAAGGTAAGTCAGGTATTGGCGTATTTGTTCCCGCCGAAGGTTTGTAATCAGCTAAAAGCTGAGGTTCAATCAATGGGAGAACATAAGATCCAGGCGATCTAAGATCCACAGAAGTAACATTAGGTGAATTGAATAAATCGACCCAATTGTGAGCGAGTCCATCAAGGAGCTCGGAATCATCAGACATGGGTACAATAGTCAGAGTCCCACCAACCGCAGTGGAAGGTAGGATACTATGCCATTTTACACCAGCTGAAACGACTCTAATGTTGTTAACAATCGAGTTAAAGGCGCCCATGCTACCAGTGTAAACAGTGGTAGCTGGAAACGTGGAAGTCGTTGGACTTAAAGATATATAGTTAGCACTCGAATAAGAGGCTCTAAATATCAAGTAACCAGTTCCATTGGTGCCTGTCGAAATACTTATGTTAAGTTTCTGTGTAAAGCTAACACTAAATCCTCGACTACCTGCTGGAGAAACGGTCCGAGCATGTTTACAGAACGGGTCTGATACAGCACAGAACTCTTTTACCAGAGTAGGGTCATAGGATGACAAGGTAGTGGTTTTCGATTTTCGCGATCTACTTTTCTTTCCTTGAGTCTTAGGTTTGCTTTTCTTTTTGTTGGCCATGTTAGTTTTGTCGTTTTCCCCTCTGAAGAGTAGAGGGGTAAACCCCGGCACTAACCGCCCGGGGGTGAGTTTAAAGACTTCACCAGGTCATAATGACGCTTAGTCGGTTACCCTATTGATGAAAGCTAAAACACGAGGATATGCATCACTGTGTCTAACTTCATTCGCAACTTGCATTGCGTCATCATAAGGTACCTTCTTAGTAGCTAGTCTAAATACGGCTTTATGCCAGGAAGTCAACGAAGCAAGACCAGTCACGCAATCGTAATTGTGTGAACAGAAATCTAAACTGTTGCTTTGGCGAGTAACGTCTCGTAGTCTAATACCAGCTTT